AGAGAATGAATTTACAAAGTATTAGTAGATATATAAGTCTTATATTAAGACATAAGCCTGAAGTTATTGGTATTACTATAGATGAACATGGTTGGGCGAATGTAGAAGAACTGATTCAGGGTATCGCTAAAAACAATCCCGGATTCAACAAAGAATTTTTAGAGGAAATTGTACGGACTGACAATAAGCAGCGATATTCTTTCAATGATGACAAGACATTGATCAGAGCGAATCAGGGACATTCAATTCCGGTAGATGTAGAACTGGAAGAGAAAGAGCCACCTAAAATTCTTTATCATGGAACCGGCGAGAAATATATAGCGTCTATTGATCAGAATGGACTGATTCCTAAAAGTCGTTTATATGTTCATTTGTCAAAAGATGTTGAAACCGCAAAAGCTGTCGGCAAGAGACATGGTAAAGAAGTTGTTTATTCTATCAATAGTGAACAGATGTACAAAGATGGATGCAAATTTTACTTATCTAAAAATGGAGTTTGGCTGACTAAAAAGGTTCCAGTGAAATATTTAGTAAAGGAAATTTAAGATGAAAATGAAAAAGACATATTTTACTGATTCAGTTTCAGATCTTTGTCAGGAGATTATTGATAAAGCAGATACTTATGAAAAACGAATTAAATACTTAGAAGAAGAAAATAAAAAGCTCAAAGATGAACATTATAAAGACTCTGAAATGCAGAGAATAGAAGCTGAGTTAAAAGAAGCAAAAGATGATCTGTGCAGAGGGTTCCCGATTTCAAAAGAAGAGCATGAGAGAATCAGAGAGTGGCAGCTTGAACATGATGCTGAAAAACATGGTCTTAAAACTATGGAACAGCGATTGAGAGCTGGTGGATGTATTGGCGGAAGATATACATATCAATTTGTTCCAACAAGTATTGGAACTGTTGGAGAAGTAATTTGTTCTTGCGGCGAGAAGTTTACATTCCAGAATTTTATATAGGAGGAAGCGAATGATTAAAATTATTGAAGGTAACATTGTTAATGCAAAGACAGATTTTATAATTCATCAAGTTAACTGCCAGGGTGTTATGGGATCTGGAGTTGCGAAAGCGTTAAGAGATTATGATGAAGGCATTTATCAACACTATAGAAAGGTTTGTGAATTTTGTAAGTTCGAGTCGGAAAAACTACTCGGAACGTGTGATGCATATTTCTTGAAAGATAGAGGTCAAATTGTATTGTCTTTATTCGCACAAAATAAATATGGATATGATGGTAAACAGTATACAGATCTTGAAGCTTTTAGAGATGGTTTAAGATATATTTCGCAACATTTTGGAGTATGGTGTGAAGAAAATGGAACAGAAGGAAAAGATCTTCGTAGAATCTCAGTAGCGCTTCCGTATAAAATAGGCTGCGGTCGTGGCGGAGCAGATTGGGATGTGGTTTATAAAATCATTGAAGGGGAACTTAAAGATTATGATGTGGAATTATGGAGGCTGGATGAACGAGCGAGGCGATGAATATTATTATAGCCGGTTCACGAGATTTTGATGATTATCGTTTGCTTAAGAAAACTGTGTCAGATTATATCGAAGAGAATCAAGTTAATAACACTCAGCAAATTAGAGTTATCAGTGGCGGTGCAAAAGGTGCAGATAGGCTTGGTGAATGTTATGCGTTTGATAATGGTTACTCCGTTATAAGATTTCAAGCTTTATGGGGAGTTTATGGAAAGTCTGCTGGCCCTAGACGTAATAATGAAATGGCAAAATTTGCATCAGAATCAGGCTCTGGTACGTTGATCGCATTTTGGGATGGTGAATCGCGAGGTACAAAAAATATGATTGATACTGCCAGAAGATATGGATTACATGTAATTGTAGTTGAATATGAAAAAGATTCGGAGGAATTAAATGAACAGAAAAGATAATACATTAGAAGGAATAGGTGCGTTTACAGTAATCATCCTTAATTTCGGACAGATTATGCCGAGTATGAAATTACGGTAGATTATAACGGAACTGAATATTCTCTTAGTGATGAAAGTACATATCGTAAATATCATGGAAGAATAGGACAAACAGTGTCTGCCGTATTGATTACAAAGACATATGATAATGGCAATGTTAAACAATATATTAATTGTTTAGGAGGATTATAAGATGAAATATTACAATGGATATTTTAAAGAACTCAAGAATGAAATTGTACAGTGGATCAGAGACTGGTTCGATCAGAATTGTCCCGGCTGCAATGCAATTGTAGGAATCTCTGGTGGAAAAGATTCTTCTGTAGTAGCAGCGCTTTGTGCAGAAGCTCTTGGAAAAGATCGTGTAATTGGTGTACTGATGCCACAGGGTCAGCAGAAAGATATTTATGCTGCGTACAAGCTTTGTGAATTTCTTGATATTAAATCTTACGAGATTAATATTGGAGATACGGTTCGAAGTGTACTGGCAAGGCTCGAAAGCTCAGGAATCGAGATCAGCGAACAGACAAAAATAAATCTTCCGGCACGTATTAGAATGTCTACATTATATGCTGTCTCTCAGTCTTGTAATGGAAGAGTAGCAAATACATGTAATCTTTCAGAATCATATGTCGGTTATGAAACCAGGTATGGCGATTCAGCAGGAGATTTTAGTCCGTTAGGAAAATTAACTGTATATGAAGTTAAAAAACTTGGATATGAATTATGGCTTCCTACAGAGCTTATTGAAAAGATTCCAATTGATGGATTATGTGGAAAGACAGATGAGGACAATTTAGGATTCCCATATGAAGTTCTGGACAGATATCTTCGTACAGGAGAGATTGACGATCTGGCTGTAAAAGCTAAGATTGATTTAATGCATAAACGATGTCTCTTCAAATCAGAGAAGATTCCGGTATTTAATCCTGAATTAAAAGTGGAGGCAGAATAATGGAGAACATATTTATATCATTCTTGTTAATCGAAATTCTTTTCACAACAATTTTTATAATTAATTGTGCAATTGATGAATTATTACCAATAAAAGAATATAAAAAGTGGTCCCAAAATAAAAATTGGTTCGGTAAGATATATATATTTCTTACAGTTATATTTACTATTCCTGCAGCAATTATTATATATATCGCTTTTTCCATTGTGTCCTTAGTAACATTTATTTATACACTTGGAATTAAAGAGGAGAAGAAATAACATGAAACCATATGATGTTGGGCTTGTTTGTGGGCGTTTTCAAACGTTCCACAAAGGCCATGAAAAACTTATTGATACTGGGTTATTGCTTTGTGATCGGATGCTTATTCTTGTTGGCAGTGCACAAGAATGTGGGACAAAACGTAATCCTTTGAATGTTAATACTAGAATCAAGATGATACGTGAAGTATATGGTGATGATCCAAACATTATGATTTATGCATTATCAGACCTCACTGATGAAAATGATATTACTCCAGATTTATGAGATATCTAGCGTAAATGCTTGTATGAAGGATGAAAAATTTCAAAGAATTATTGGTATCTGTGATGCAGTAATTATGGTATTGAAGGAGAATTAGGATATGGAATTTGCAAAAGCAGCAGCATGGATTTCAACTGCAGTAGCAGTAATAATAGGCATGAAAATTACAGAATCGCCATGGTGCTTATGGGCGTTTTTGTTACCATTGTTAATGAGTTAAAGGGAGTAAAAAACTAAAATGAATTGTCTCAATTGTGATTATTATAGAGAAAATTTTTTATTTAACTGTTGTGAGTTAATGCAAGAGGAATGCTTCTTTATAAAGACAAAAAAGCATCCATGTTACTATATTAATGATGATTATACTTTTAAAGAAGATGTTCCGTTCTTTGGATTTAAGAAAGGAACTGATTCTAAAGAGGTTTTTAAATGGCAAAATATCTAATGAAATATAAAGGTACTTACAGACTAAAAGCTGCGATAGATCAAAGTACCAATGATTATCCCAGAGATGATTCTGGAGGAATAGATCCAAGCTTTGATGATATTTATATTAAGTGTTATGGCGGCGCTCAAATATATCATTATGGGTTTTCTACTCTTGTAGCTTACATTCCATCTATAGGAAGAGGACACAATATTTTAAAAGCTATAGCCAATGATCTCGGATTACCGGAATATGAAACTTATGCAGAATTATACAAGGCACTTGAAGATGAAGGAACTGTACGAAGTATCATGGAAAACGACAAAGAAATAGAGTTTAAGTTCCATGCTCGTAAGTTAGAATACATAGCACTTTTTCTTAAACCTGCGATTGCAGGAGCTGATATTAGTCCTTTCTCGACTAAGAACTTACCAAAATGTGATTACCCTATTTCTGAGGAAGATTTAGCAGAATACAACGCTATTTTGGATTCTATGGACAGTAAGGATTACTTGTTAGTCTCTAGGGTAACTGATGCTTTTTTGACCAATAAACTTCAAAAAAGTAAGCAGTATAGGACAATTGATTTGAAAAAAGATATGAAGAAAAAATGTTTAAAAACTAAAGAATATATCCATTCATTAGGCGAATGGAATGAATATATTGAATATTTAAAAAAGGAGATTTGTAAATGAAAAGAATAGCAAAGTTTGAAAAAGTGAGCTTAGAAGAATTCATGAAAGATTGGTGTGATACATTCGAATTAGACGCCTCTGATGCTGACACGAGACGTGAAATAGAAGGCATTTATGGTAGTATTGAACTTCCTAAAAGAGCAACAGTAGGAAGTGCCGGTTATGACTTCTTCACACCGCTTACACTTAATATGAAACCAGGTGAAACAGTAAAAGTGCCAACTGGAATTAGATGTAAGATTGATGAAGGATGGGTACTGAAATGCTATCCAAGAAGCGGCCTTGGATTCAAATACCGTCTGCAGCTTGATAATACAGTAGGTATCATCGACAGTGATTACTATGATTCTGATAATGAAGGTCATATCTTTATTAAAGTCACTAATGATAGTAAAAGACCATGGAAAAATCTTAATGTACTTCGCGGGGAAGGATTCGCTCAGGGTATTTTTGTTGAATATGGTATTACTATTGATGATGAAGCTGCAGGAGTACGAAATGGCGGATTTGGAAGCACAACAAAGAATGAATAGGAGGGTTTTATGTGGATCAGAAGTCAAAATCAAGAAAATTATTTAGATGCATCTGGAAAGACATTTTCTATATATAATGGAAATCAGATTCGTATGAAATATGCAAATAGTTCTGTATTACTTGGAGAATATTCTTCTTCTAAAAAAGCACATAATGTATTGAATAAATTAAGAAAACAAAATGATAAATGGCATTCTATGAATGTATTTTATTCAAGTAATAATATGGGTTTAACTATTTCATCTATGAATAATGTACTTGCTGCACTAGAAGAAACCAATACATTTGAAATGCCACAGGATGAAGACGTGTAACTATGCTTACAACAGACAGAGAAAAAGCTATATGCGAAAAATATAGCACATATGATAAAAATAATCGTGTCCATTGTAATGAGTGTCCACTTCGTAAAGGAGATTCTACTCAATATGACTTCCGGTGCAAAGCGAATAGTCATTATAATAGACACACTCGTGAATGGGAATATGATGATTAAAAGTAAAAAAAGAGGCACTCCGTATATGGTTAGTGCCTCTTTAAAGAAAAATGTGTATGGTTATATGTATGAATACTATACATCAAATACAACCATGTATAGTATATCATTTTATTTGATAAAAAGAAAGGATAACTATGAAAATTCGACTAAATAATTCAGCAGATGCTACGGCTGTTGTATCTATTGCAAATAAGTTTAAAGATTGTGATATTGATGGAAAATTTGGAAGATATATTATAGATCTTAAATCTATTTTAGGAGTGTTATCATTTGAACTTCCAAAAACAATTGAAGTAGTAATTCAGAGTGACAATACTAAATTAATAGAAGATCTGGAGCATCAACTTGGATTTTGGAAAGTAGAAGAAGATGATCGCATTATCTGAGAAATATGCTCTAACTATAGATGAGGCTGCTCAATACTTTAATATAGGAAAAAATAAGCTACGTGAGCTTGTTAAAGAACCGGGATGTACTTTTGTCATGTACTCCGGTAACAGATGTCTGATAAAAAGACAGAAGTTTGAAAAATATTTAGATAGCATTGTCTATTTATAATTGAAAGAAGTCCGTATGTATGATATGATTAATGTAGAAAATTGCCTCATTGTACATACGGACTTTTTGAAAGGATGATGTATAATGGGAAAAGATTTAAAAGGTAAAGAACTCGGAAAGGGCATTTCACAGAGAAAGGACGGTAGATATCAAGCCCGATTTACAGATAGGTTCGGGAAGCGTAGATGTGTATACGGGATAACTTTAAAAGAAGTTAAAAATGCATTAATGAGTGAAGTTGTAGATAATTACAGTAAAAATAATGTAGTAGACTCCAATATGACTTTGGATCAGTGGTATGAAAAGTGGATGAGGGTATATAAAGAACCTGTTCTGAAGCCAAGTACAATTAGAATATATATACGTACATACCATTGCTATATAAAACCTGTGCTAGGCAGATTGCCATTGTCATCAATTACTAAATTGATGGTAACAGATTTACTTAACGGACTGGGTAAAAGGTTACATAAAAGTACAGTCAATAATATACGTACAGTTTTGTGCGATTTATTCTCTTATGCTATGGATAATGATTTATGTACTAAAAACCCGGCAAAAGGCATAAAAATAATCGGAACTGACAGAAGAAAAATCGTTACCTTATCCCGTGAGGATCAAAGAGATTTCTTCTTTATGGCGAAAGGATGCTTCTATTATAATCTATATATTGTCGCAGTTAATACAGGACTTCGCTCAGGAGAGCTGAGAGCGCTTACTTTAGATGATATTGATTTTGAGAATAATACTATAAATGTTACTAAAACTTTAACTTATTTTAGAAAATCTTCAAAAGATGATTTTTTAGGATACAAAATCAGCATACCAAAAACTAAATCCAGTATAAGAACCGTACCGATGAATTCCATATGCAGAAAAGCAATTGAAGATCAAGTACAGCAGCTCAATACATTGCCACCGATTGATTATGACTCTGACGTTCTTGGTAAGCTCCTTTTCGTGACAAGAAATAATAGACCCTTGATGGATGAAGTACTTGGTAGTTCAATACGTACAGTAAGAAATAATGTTAATAAAATTAGAGCATCTCAAAATCAGCCTCTGATGCCAAAATTTAGTGCGCATACATTTAGACACACATTTGCCACACGCTGTTTTGAGGCAGGAATCCCACCAAAGACAGTACAATCATATCTTGGACATACAAATATTCAGATGACCATGGATATCTATACAGAAGTTTTAAGTGATAAAAAAATGAGTGACATTAAGTTGTTAGAAAATACGATGAACGATATAAATACGTGCAGAGCATTCCAAAAAATCAGCTAACTATAGAATGGTGTAAAAATGGTGTAAAATCAATATTAGCACATTAAAATCATTGATTTTACAGGGACCTATAAACGACTTATAGAAAAATATAAGCATTTCCATGAGGAACATGAAATTAAATAAATATGACCATTTTTAACCATTATATATTGAATTTAAAGGATTAACATTCACGTATCATGTTATATCTTCACGTAACTTAACACAAAAATGGTGTACAAATGGTGTCAAAACTAAACAGTACAATGAGACAATTTTCCTAAAATAACTACCAGAGGAGGTAGGTAAATGATGTTAACACTCCGGTGACATCTTGTACCTTTAATAATTTTATGATATGATTATTTATAATTATGTCAGGAGGTACTTCAAATGAGAGGTAAAAGACGAGTAGTGGAATTAACAACTGAAGAAGTTAAAGCGCAGATTGCATCAACAGAAGAACAAATTACTAAGCTTACTGACGAGCTTAAGACTCTTAAATTGCAGAAAAAGAATCTTTCTAAAGATCTTGTTGCAGCAGAGAAGAAAGAAGCAGCCGTAAAAGAAGAACAGTCTATGAAAGATCTTGCCAAATTACTTCGAGAAAAAGGACTTTCTGTAGAAGACGTTCGGAATATGCTTGATAAAGAATCAAAGTAAAAAAATGGGTAGCCAAGTATAATGCTTGACTACCCATAAATTATAGTACATTGTCTTTTGTATATCTGACTTCCAGAGATTCAATATCTGGAAGTAATTTCTCATGATAAATATCATTTCCACCAGCCTTTTCATAAAGCTTTCCCATCTCTAGGAATGTCTTTAATCCATCCGGTGTGATGTACCCTTGTGCCATAAAGTCTCTATGCATTCTCCAGAGAGAACTTCTAAATGATGCTACAGTACACTCATCTTGATTAGTTATAAAGTTCTGCATCAAAGTTGTAAGATCAGTAAGCTGTGTGCTCAGAGTATTTTGATTTGTTCTCAGATCATCTCTGATATTAATGGACTGGTCATGATAATTATGTTGAGACTGCTCAAAATTAGCAATTTTCTGTTCCATATCAGACAACTTCTTCTCTAAAGCTTTCTTCTGTAGAGATGCTTTTGTTTCGAGACCAAGAACATCAAGAAGTTTCTCCCATCCAGCTTTTAAAGCTATAACAAGCATTGCACAAAGAAGTAAAGATATGATCACATTGATCTCACCAAACTCATGGATTTTCTGTATCTGTTCAATACCCATGACGTACCTCCTTATGCCTTAATGATATATTTGGCTGATACATAGCCAACATATTCTTTTTTAGTGATTGATACTTTGTACCATCTGTCACCTTTAGTATCTTTTGTAACTCCGAGGACATTAATAAGATTGTCTTTATTTAACATCGGATACTCTGGAAGTAACGGATGTTCAGTACCGGGTTTTTTGCGAACATTCAATTTACTTGCAGTTACTTTTCCTACAAATGGATATTTTTTTGTAGTTGTTGCAGCAGGAGTATTAGGATTTTTAATGTTAGATTTTTCTACATACCCTATATATTTTGCAGCGATACGAACCTGATATCTTGTACCAGATTCACCGATGATATCCACAAGATTACCTGCATTAAGTTTAGGATATGTACTTAACTTAGAAGCTCCTGTAGCGCCTGAGAATACATCTGTTCCATTAGCTGTACAAGAACCTACCCATGCAGTATAAGATGGCTGTACAGGTGCAGGAGATGATGTAGAAGAGGTGTTAGAAGTTAAGATGGATGTGACAATAGAATAGTCTGGACGACAAAACTTTGTCCCAGGGAGATTTGAATTATAATAACTCTTAGCATAAACTCCACCACCATTTGGAACAATAGAAGAGCCTCCTGAAGTGTTACCTTCAATAGTATAAAATTTATCTCCTTCGACTTTTGTTACTAATCCAGTATGAGCAAATGTACCATTACGATAGAAGATTACAATGTCTCCTCGCTGTGGATTTGCATACTTTGTGAAGAGATTTCCAAGAGTAGGACAGTATACATAAGGCCAATGTTTAAGGAGTTTTTTAGCTACATCAAGACCGAATGTTTTCATCATGCACCAACTCACAAACGCTGCACACCAAGCCTGTGCCTGATACTGAGGATATACGTCTCTCCAGTATTTAGTGTAGTTATTGTAACCTGCATTTGCAGTTTTATCATCAAGCTGAGAATTAGATTTCTTCTCTAAATATCCAACCTCATTTTCAGCGCAAGCAATAAGAGCATCAATAGCTTTATCTTTATTCATAGTATCACTTCCTTGTGTAGTTGTTGGTTTGGGAGAGTCTGTAGAAGTAGTAGAAGATTTAGAATAGTCTTTATAGAATACACTTCGATCGGTTTTTGTTGGAATACCAGGAATGGTTGCCTTACTAGAGTATTGCCATCCAATAACACCAGTAGAAGCAGGAACTCTTAATCTTTCCTGTAATTCACCGGTATCATTATTAGGATATCGGGCAACCCAGCAATCGTACTTTTTAGCACCTTCTGGTAACTGGTTCTGATACCAAGAATAACCGCAATAAATACCAAATTTATATCCAGCTTTGACAATAATAGCTCTAAACGCTTCGATCATTTTTATCATTAAACTGTCAGATAAATTCTCCTGACATTTATCTTCTATGTCAAGAAATACTGGATAATCCAGTTTTTTTTTATTCAATGTTTTAATAACTACATTTGCTTCATTTTCAATCTGAGCAATAGTAGTAGCATAGCTGTATTTATAGACTCCAACAGGAATCTTATTCTCAATGCAGCCTTTATAGTTTGGTTCAAATGTACTATCAACAATATTTCCTTTTTCTGTGATTCTTAGGATAGCGAAGCCCATTCCATAATTAGCAACAGTTTTCCAGTCAATGCTTCCATTCCATCTGGAAACATCAATACCTTTGATTTCTGGCATATTATCACCTCATTTTCATAAAAATAGAGAGCCTTGCTATAACACAATACTCTCATAATTTGTTTTAAGCTATGAAATCTATCTTTCATTTACCAATTATTTCCATATTTACCAATCGTTTACTAATGAATCTGCTTTATATTGTATGTATAATTTCCATACCATGACTAGAAAGGAGGTGGAAAACAATGGCATTATATGAGATTAAAAACTACATCAAATTACTCTGTATAAGAATTGACCATATCGAAAGTTATGTAGTAGATGAACTCAACACTTCTGATGAAAAAGAAATAAATGACTTTATTAAAATGTATAAACATCGAAAAGGTCTAAAGATTCTTATATTCGAAATGTCAGATGATGTACATATTATCACATATGAACAAATGCAAAGTTTCATACATACGTTACATGTGTTTGATTACATCAGGCAAATCATTGAAAATGAAACGAATAAGTTCGTAGTCGTCAACAATGATGATACATCACTTGATGTACTTCAAACGGATTCATATTTGCACAAATTGTTAGATTTGGGTAAATAAGATTTAGAGGTGAGAGAGTAGTAATTACTTTCTCACTTTAAGATAGATAGAAATATTATTTATTTTGTGTATCTTCTGTTATATCAGATTTAGAATTCTCAGTGATGTGATTTTCTTCAACTTTTTTCGTTACCGTCCCATCCTCATTCAGCACATAGCCATCCTTTTGAAGTCTTTCAATTACCTTTGCATTCCATAACTCAGGAACATCTGTCCATTTTTTTAATCCATTAATAACTCTTTCCTCATAAAATTTAACCATTGTTTTTTTCACCTCCAATTGTCGAAACTAATGTAGCAAGTTCGTCAAGTGCTGAATCATGTGTTGATACAAGTTCAGCCAGACCGTCAATACCATCACCATTAATTAGAATTTTACGATTAGATTCTGCATTAAGTGTCTGCATTACCAAGTCTAACTTCTCAGACATCTCATTTAGCCTGTTTGAAACTCGATTGATGGCTTTGTAAATATTTGCAATTTCCTTTTTATCCATATATACCTCCTGTTCTTAGCCATTCAGCTATAAATAATTCATTAATTTACTTTCCCGATTGTCTGATACTGTTCATGAATATTCAGTTTCTTTTGACTTGATGGGAAAATTGTGTTTGCCGCAAATCCTTTTAACCGCCTTACGGCGGTAGATGGGATTTGTTAAGATTTTAGATGCATAAGCAGGGGGCAACACCATAAGTGCTGCTGGCATTATCGTAGCTCATACTCCCGTCTATGCTTACAACGCAGAAGCAATTGCTGTTGTTGGAGCGAGGCGAACGCTCCCAATAGCAGCCAGATGCGTAACCACTGATATAACGTGGTTTCTTATAATTATTAGCAGTCGCATTCTTAAAATACTGATACTGCTTTCCCTCTCCTGCGAAAGAATATATTGTACTGTCAAAAACTTCAATTTCAGACGGTAAGAACGCATAGTCATTTGAAGTATGAATCGTACTACCTGCTGATGTCAGTTTCTTAACCTGTTTCATCATGTTCTGAATATAAGCAGGCAAGCATTGCTTGTACACATTATTACACCACGTACGCCTTGCACATCCTTCCCAACCACCACGACTCGTGTTTGAGCTATTCATATATCCACATTCATGTGGCGCATTATAAGAACTGTTATATTCTGTCGTAGTGTCCAAATACAGCATACGTTCTGTCTGAATTGTAATAGCAGCTTTGGTCTTGCCATTAATAGCAGTCACTAAGTCATCATGCTCAATTCCGATAATTACATAATCGTAATCATTTGCTTTGTGTGACTCACTTACGCCCGTTGCATCCATGGCATTATGATGAATTGTTCTCTTGTCACCAATTGCCCAATAGTCACTAATGTTGATTTTTCCAGCATAATGTGCTTTAATCATCTTTTCAATCTCTGCGTCTGTTCCGTCGGCAAATGTGACAATCTTTAGATACTCTTCTGGTTCGCCGAGAAGTCTGTTTCCTGCATCGTAGTTGTATACACCATCAGTGTTGTATGGGAACAGTGTGAAGTAATATTTTTTACCGTTTGTCAGCCTTGTGACGGTATAGCCTGTTGTTTTGTATTTATCTCTCGTTGTATTATTAACCACAAGCGTTCCGTCATTTGGATTTGCGGGATAGCCCGTTTCTTTCATTACGAGTTTTGTACCAGCCCAAGTAGAGAATGTTGAACCACTGATTACCGTATTCTCTGGGTCTTGCCATTTAATTGTGACTGATGCGTCTGCGTCCTCGATTGTTGGGTTGTTTACGGGCTTGGGAGTAACGGTCATACCGCCTTTTGCTCTTAAAATTCCAGTTTTATCTACAAATGTAGTTTTTCCATCAGGTTTAATACCACCTAATGTTGTTGTTGTAGCGATAGGAATAGAGCCAATTTCGACTATACATTGTGAGCCTTTATATATTCCTAATTCACCAACATAATAATATGTATTTGAATTTAAAGTCCCATTTGCTTTTTTGGTTTCATATTCACCTTTTGTTAAATAGACAGGATTCACAACTCCAAGTTCTGAAAGTGTAACATCTGATGTACCATCAAAAGATGCATTTCCAATTTTTCTTGCAACTTTAAGTTTAACTGCTGAATTTGCTGAACCACCTTCTGTAGATGATCCTGCATACTTATGTGTATGATTTGTAATTAGTTGTTTAACATTAATCACTAATTCTTTTACACCATTTATATCTAAAAGTTGATCCTTCTGTTTATCATTCATGTGTTATTTCCTCCTAAAATAAACTTGTAATTGATTCTACTGGAATAACTTCATAATCTTGTTCGTTAGCTTTTAAAATTGATACATCATTTTCTAAAATATCAATTCTACTAACCGCAGATTCAAATAATTCAGTTTTGACATACGCTGATAAGTCAGGATTAATTATTGAATTAGATACATACTCCGCAATATAATGGACTAAATCTGTGGATTCTGCTGTAGGTGGGAGAGTACCAATAAGAAGTTTTAGATTGTCAATATCATTTTGTTTGCATTAACTTGATTGCCAAGTTCTGTTGATTCAGTTACATGAAGATTAATCCAATCCGAAATCTTTTTTAATGTATTGCGATTTTCTGGCGCATTATCAATAATTTTATTTACTTCATCAGTCACAATCTTTTTTACAGAACCATCACTTGTTCCATTTAGTACATTTATTGCTTGCGTATTAGCATGAATCTTATTAATTATTTCAGTATCGTCATATATATTATCGTGAATAGCTTCTTGTATATAAGAAACTACATCTTTCGCTTGTGAACTTTCTGGGATATTACCAACATATCCTAGAATTTCTATTTTGACTTTTGTTAAAGATTCTTCAAAATCAGAAGTTGCATCTCCGTCTTTTACATCATATAGATTTATCCAACGAAAATCAGTAATATCTGTATTAGCAGGTATATCCGCAGATGCAATATATCCACTTGTCATTTTGCCAAATTTTACTTTAACAATATCAAGTTTTTCATATTTTAAACTTTTATCCCATTCACCTTTAGGAGTCATGAGAATTTTTCCAAGAGTTTTTACTACCATCATTTATCCTCCTGTATCTGATACAAATATCCATCTTTAATATAGAATGATGAAGATGTTGTTTCCAACGTACCTTTTTTGAAATTGATCCAGATTTCTTCTTGAATATCTTCATCTACTTCAATAAGGTCAATCACATTCTCATTTTCATCTTGTAAACATTCAAATGAAATTGTGATTTCGGCAGGAGAATCATTAGATGAAAAATTAATTTCTAACTCACGATTTGGTATGCACTTGTAAGCAATCAATTGCATTACAATACTATCTCCACATTCTGATTTATTTAAAGTAAACATTTTGATAGAATAAGTACGGACTTCATCATTATTATTAAATGTAATCCGTTTCACTCCATCTTGTTTACTTTCTAAATAACAAACAGAATATGATTTACCTAATTCAATATCTGTGGATAAAAATTTTTTATCATGATAATTTCCACCAATCTCTGATATATCATCATTACTATATACAAATACAGTACCTAAAATGGGTTGATATGATAATTCAAGATACCCATTTTCTTTTGCAATTATATCTTCGTGTCTTGCAATAATTGCGTCAGTAAACATTTTCTCACCGTTTAAAAGAGTAAATATTTCAAATGGATGAACTTGAAAACTAAGTTCTAATGTGCCATTACCAGGTGCGGTATATTGGATAAATTTATCACCATTAATTCTTGCGTATATAGAATCAGAAGTAAAATCATGTGTTGTTGTATTGCAATAGTCGATAAACATAACGGGAACGTTTGTATAGTAATCTCGAATATCTACATCACAACATTCTCGATTGGAAAAATTTTCCATATTTATTACCTCACATTATTTTTAGTTGTATCTTCCTTTTCATTCTGTTTAATAATATCCCTCAATGTTGGGAGAGCATTATCAATCTGTTCGTCAATCCATTTGATTAATTCGTCTTGGTTCACAACTTTTGCAAGAATTGGATATTCTTTATAAATTTCACTAATTACCTCACTACGTTTAATACTTCCTGCTTTTTCCCATTCGGCATAATCTTTTTCCGCTTGAGTAATTAACTTTAAAATATTTTCTGAAATCTGTTTTTTAGCGATTTCAATTTTTTTCTCTGTGGAAAGTTTTGAATATAATTCAATTTTTTTCCATAGTGCTAATAAAAGTCCAACAATAACTAAAATAGAAGTCCAATTATCATTGATTAATTGTAGGAAGTTTTGAATACCATTTAAAATGTTCATTGTGAATCCTCCTTACATGCTTGTTAAAAAATAAGGCTACCTCACAATAGTAAGATAGCCTTATGATATGTTTAATTATTTTGTTGTAACTGTGAATAGAGCTTTAATAGACTCACTTGGGATAGCTTCATATCCTTCACCAACAAGTCTTTGAAGAGCGGTAATATCACTTGTGTTTTTAGCAATTTTTGGCTTCTCAGTAGCAAGAGCTTTTTCTACAGCAGTAATTTTACCTTCTGCTGTATCCATTCTGCCTTTAACAGCAGTAATATCTTTTGCATTTTTTGTATCAGCAGCTTCTAATGTAGGTAATTTCTTTTCAAGAACGTCAATTCTACCTACAGCAGCTGTCAGATCTTCGGCTTTTGCATACTGAGAAAGATCAGAATCAGCAAGAGCTTTAGATACATATTCTGCAATATAACCTACGATATTTTTAGATGTAGCAGATTCTGGAAGAGCACCGATAAGAGTTTTCAGCTTTGTGATATCCTCTTTATTTGTTTTAATCTGAGAATTCATTGTGGCAGCACCAGATGCATGGCTAGAAATCCAATCAGAAATCTCTTTCAGTGTATTGTATGCTTCTGGAGCGCCGTTAACAATCTGAGCAACCGCATCAGCAACAGCTTTCTTTACTGATCCGTTACCAGTACCATTCAGCGTTCTAATAGCTGCTGTATTAGCTGCAACGCTTGCTTTTAATGCAGAATCGTCATATTTACCAGCAGTAGTTGCTTCTTTGATATAATTAACTACATCTTTAGCTTTTGCATCAGCAGGAATAGTACCAACATAAGACATTACTTCTGTTTTTGCTGTGTTAGCAGCACCAGCAGCATCGAAGTCTGCCGCGGTCTTTCCAGAATCTACCAGATTACCATTTGCATCTAATCCTGCAAGATGGCCTTTTACTGCACCTTTTACTTTGTCGGCTTTTCCGGTTGGCTGAGGAATAGTAATAGTAAATGCTGCTTCATCAATAGTTACTGGAGCAGTTTTTGTGTAGAAATAAAGTGTGTATCCATCTCCTGACTGGGATACTGTTTTAATTGAGCTTTTAACAGCTTCACTGATTTTTGAGTCAATCTGTACGTTATGCAGATTTAAGAACTCCTGAAGGTTAGAAAGTGTAGCGAACTGTAATTTTGCCATAATTAATTTCCTCCTTGAAATATATTTGTTAAATCTTCGGAATCAATACCACCAAGTTTTCTTTCTAAAGCAGCGTCAATATGATCATCTAAAACATTTAAAACGGTTTCCTCAATGATATTTGAAACGTATTCTTTTACAGAATCTGCATTTGCAAAATTCTGTTCGTTAATCCACTCCTCGGTTACATAACGATCAGTCGTATATTCACCATCTTGTTGAATGAAATAAAGAGTAATAGATTTTCCTTGCATTTTTGTGATTGTTGTGCTGGAAGTATCAGCATCATGAGATACAAGATACAGAACATCGTCTGCAGAAGATTGAACAGTAGTATTATTTCCACCAATGATACATTGGCCTTTTACTTTATAAATACCATCATCGAGTGATGATATCTTCACAGGAACAGTAAGTGTACCTATAAGATTTACAATAGGTACATCAGATAATTTGTTATAAGATAGGCTGTTGATATAGTCTACAACAGTGGACTTATCTTCAAGATTACCGATTATATTATCTAAAAGAGTAGAAAGCTCAGAAGACTTGACATAATTATCCAATCCGATTGTTTTTTTGACCTCTTCAATAATATGATCTTTATCTTCATCAGTCATAGATATGTCATAAGAGAAAAGCAGTTTATCTCCAGAGAAAAACATAAGATTTGATCCGATGCATTTTACATCTGTAATCTGTTTATCTCCTTTGACATATTCTAATGTGTTGTCGATGGTCACCCACGCTATACTCTTACTGTCTTGGATGTAACAAAGTCCTGGGTATTTTAGCACCCCTCTTTGTAAAGCCTTTTCTGCAATTTGCTTAGTTGATGCAGAATACCAGGTTGGAATTAACGCCATGCTGTGATCACCTCTTCAATTTGTCATATTCATATTTTGAAATTTCTTTTATTGCATAAATGTCATTATCAGGCGGAAAATTATAGAGACCTTCAATGTGCCATCCATATTTTCCGTCTGAACTTAAAATAGCCTGTGCTTCTGTGATATCACATAGAAGCAACAGACTATGTTTCTCCTGATATTTGATATACAGGATATGATTAAGGACATCTACGACTTCATCATTTTTGATTACTTTATAATACATGTGATATCCTCCTTATAAGATGGGAATGGTTACCCCTCACTTGAAATTGAGAACATAAGTAAGATTCCAGAATTCTGCCCTGGATAAGAGAATCCATATGTTGCACCAGATTCATTAACCGTATACAGCCAGTTTGCAACTGTAGCATTTGGAGATCTGGTCCAATAAGATTCATACTCTGCAGGAGTAGAAAGTTTTGCTTTCTTTCTGGTATCATCATCTGTGAAATAAGCAATAGGAGCATTTGTTTCAGAAATATATGGTTCAGAAGTAGCAGTAGGATCAACTTCGTACAGAGATGGAACATAGAATCTGCAATTAGATACAGAAGTGTCATTAGACTTGTTACCGACAGAAGAGTATACTTTTACAGGTTTGATCAACGCTTTCCATAAAGGAGAGATTGCCTTAACCATACGAGTATTCAACCATGTATTTAATGTAGAATCAGCCCATCCACCTGCATTTGTGCTCTTATTATTATAAGGTTTTTCTGTACCAAGTAGATTAGAAGCAACAAATGTAATGTTAGCTCTCTTTGAAGCAACGTCAGATAGATAATATCCTTTAAACTTAGCTACTTCCATTGGAATAATTTCATGAATCCAAGAAGCAATATCCATACATTGTTCTTCACCAAGATCTGCGTACCAGACTTTAGCCCAATGTACAGTGCCTTTTGCAAAGTTTTCATATGCTCCATCGTCAGCTTTAGAACATCCAAATACGAGAGTGGAACTATTCTCTGGAATCCTGATCGCATTCAGAGTAGTAGAAGATACTTCTTTCCCAGTCATGTTTGAATTGTATACATAAAGCTTCTGACTTCCAGCTTCATGACGGAATACAATAATCTCTCGGTTTGTTCCAGCAGATGGAGTTATACTATCAGTATTCCATGAGAAACGAGGTTCCTGAGAATACCAGAGTCTAAATCCATTAGAACCGTCACCTTGGAAGCACTGTGCAAGAGTAGAATTTACACTATTGTCTGTATCGAATTCAAAGTCAATAGCAATCGTAAAGTCTCTGTCTTTTTCCATGATCTTTAATCCGGTGTCAATATAGTTTGTTCCATCAAATTTAGTCGCAGCTGAAATAACTTCATGCTCTTCAATGTCGCCATAGCTATAATCAACACCAAGTTTGAAATCTAATGTATCTTTTAATGATAATGATTTT